ATGGCGGCCTGTTGCGCGGCAGCGGCACTCTGTTGCGCGCCGGTTCCGAATGGGGCGAGAAGATTGTCCAGGAATCCCATGTCATGTCAGCCTTATCTGTACAGCATTGCCCGTGCGATAGAGTTGCCCGATCTTGACGCCTGCCGTTGCCGCCGCCCCGTCATTGGCCGCATTGATCAGCCCGGCCTGGCCGGCGGTAAAGCCCCGGATGAGTTTATCGAGCGCCACCATGTATTGCGCAAAGGACTGGATTGGCCTCCCTGTCTTTTCATCGATCCAGGGAAACGCAACAGGCGGTTGCGGGCCGACAAGTTGAGCCATCAATACTCCCGCATATCGCTCGATTGGGTTGCCGACAAGAACGCGCAATAGACGGGATCGCTGATATCCCAGCGCCACCGATCCCCGGCCGCGCCCGACAATCCCGCATTCTTGATCATCACCCGCGTTTTGCTCTTGGCCTGCTGGCCGAGGCTGCGAAGCCAGGGATTCCCGAAGGTCAACCCATCATCCCGCGATAGCGATATGGCAACCGTCGGATCGACCATGTTGAATGGCGCCGTGATATCGGTTGCCGTGCCGCCCGAGGTATAGGCATGCACATATACGCTGCCGATGAGCTCGACATGCGTGGCGTCCACGATATGACACGTCCATGCCCCGTTGGCCTCTGTGGTGCCGCCGACATTGGCCACGTTGAGAAAATCGCCCTCGACAATGCCCCCGATGTTATTGAGCGTCAATCGCACGGCGCCCATGTTGCCCGCGGCCGTTCCGCCGACCAGCTTGACGAGACTGTTGGAAGCCAGCCCGACGCCGGTCACGAAATGAAAGTCTGCCCTGGCAATCCGCAGACGATTGGGAAAGTCCGTCACCGGCCCGCTTTCCATGCGCGACAGCAACGGCGAGCCGTTTTCCGTGTAGTTGTGCTCGTCCATGAACAAGAGGTTCGGCCCGAGCGTATCTCCGCAAATCCACTTACCAAAGGCCGGATGGCCGTAGATCGCCCGCCAGCGGGTAAGATCGATCCCGGCTACCGTGCTTGCCCGTTCCGACCATTTCTGCGTTTCGCAATTGAACTCCCAACTCCAAGTCGGGGACGAGATCGCCCAGAACTTATGGCCGTCGATGATGTATGCCCTGGCATCGAGCAGCACACCGTTCTCGATGGCAATGGATAGCAGCCGATCGAGATCGGGCGGGCTGATCTTGATTGGCTGTGCCGAGCCGGGTTGCAACTGCCAAACGCTGTAATCCTGCGCAACCCAGGTGAGGATCGAGAAACCATCCTCAAATCCGGCAATGGCGTTCTCCTGTGCCAGGCCGTATTCGATCACCACCATGCGGGAATATGGGAAGGCCGGTGCCGGTTGTGCCGTGTCCTGCCATATCTCGGTCACGCTCGAGCAGAAGATAAAAAGCAATCCCCCAAACGGGATTACCCGCATCAGGATATCCGACGATTTGGCCTGGACGCTGGTGAAAGAGAGCGCATTCATGGTCAGCGCGTTGAGGTCGGTTGCGAACACCCGCCGGTCGGCAATGCCGAAAAACAGGTAGCCGTCCTGAAAGCAAACCGTTTTCGGCTGTGGCAAGATACCGGTCGCATTATAGGCGGTCACGGTGCCGGTATCGAGCTGGAAGGCCCCGTTATCGAGATCGACCGCGATCACTTGCGGCGAGGTATTATTGTTGCGGGCGATCTGCACGCCCTTGGTGCCCGGCAAGTTGGCAACCAGCGTAATGACCGCGCCGGTCTTGTCCACGGTAAGCACGTTGGTTCCCCCGCTGGTGAAAACCTCATATGCCAGCGTTCCGACGAGCAACCCGCCGCGGTAACCGCCGGTCTGCCCCGTAATGGCAAATAGCGTCAGGCCCGACGAGCGGCGATAGACAACCGGATTGGCTGCCTCCGGCCCCAATGGCTCCGCAAAGACGTTTATGAGCCTGCCGGCGCTTTCCTGGGGCGATCCGCCGGGAAAGCTCGAGGTCGGCCAGGGTATCTTCCTAGGGCCTCCTGCGGCCATTCAGCACCCTCCTGATCACCGATCATCTATTACAGAGGAATCCATGCCCTGCCGATCAAGGGCCCTCTTGATGCGTTTCAAAGCTTCGTCACTATCGGCACTCTTGATAAGCCGATTCAAATGGTTTTGATCCTTAATGACCAATCCACCATACTGACTCCCTGCACCACCACCTACGGGGATCACATCTGATTTTGCATCAGATGGGACATACATTTTTGGTTGTATTGGCATCATCTTCCTCCCGAATACATGCCAAGCGGGTTCTGCGAGCCATAGCCCTCGCTGGTCTGCAGCCGCGCCTGCTTGTCCTGGGCGTCCTTGGGCGAGGCTTGATTGGCCGTATGCAAGGCTTGAAGCTCCTGGAGCATGAGCATGACGCGGCGCTGCTTGTCGCCCGGCGGCAATGCGCCCGTCACCCGCGAGCGCAGTTGATTGTACGGGCTGGCCTTGTCGGTCTCGTCAATGCCGGCCATGCGCTGATCGGTGGAAAGCGGACGTGACAATGGGTCCGAGGATTCCGCCTTGGCGTCACTTGGGATGTACATCTGCGGTTCTATATTCATTAGAAATAATTTACCCTCAGTTCCTCGAAGGTCGCCGGGCGAGCAAAGATGAACGTTCGCTCCTCTGCATAAAGCCCCCAGCAGTCCCGCACTTGTTGCCCGCCCCCGTCGGGGAGTTGATAACCCGCGCGCAGCAGCATCGGAATGTACGGGTGATAATGTGACTTTCTCGTGCGGCGCCAAGATCGCGGGCGCGAGTGCTCGATCAGCGAAATGTTCGGCTCGGAGAAAGCAATATCCAGCCCAAGCGAGAAAGCCAGATTGAATAGCGCGGCGAGATCAGATTGTGGATAGTAGCACAGCGTCCCGTGGGCACAAATCATGCCTGCTTCACCAACACCGGAATGTCTCTTTGCGATGGTCTCAATCATCGATAGAGTATTGGGGCCAAGCGTCACGCCGTCGAGCTCGCGCTCGACCACGAAGTCCCGCGTGATATCGAGCGCATAGATTTTGATCGCGGGGGACTGCCTTAACATTAACTGCGCCAAGCGGCGGCTGCGGATTGCGTGCAAAGCGCCGATCTCGATGATGAAAGCGTAGCGGCCCTCTGAGGCAACGCGGAAGAAGAAATTGAGGTTATGGTCGTTGAAGCTATCCGAGGCTGCGTCCGTGCCAAGCTTTTCGCCGACAGTCCAATAATTCACGGCACCATCGCCGTATCGGCTACGAAGAAATTTGACGCAGCGTGAGACGAAGCGGCTCAAGTTGAGCAGCCAAATTGTGAAGATACTGCGTTCGCAAATGTAGCACAGAGCCCGTTTGATGGCGGATCGGACGGGCGCGGGGACATCACTGGTAGCGAACATGGTACGCTGTGGCAAATCAGAAATAATTTCCCCTCAGTTCCTCGTAAGTCGGCCGCCCACGCAGTATCTTGTGCAGCGACATTGCCGCCGAACCCGTACCGGGCGGATTTCCCAGGCCGCGCATGTTGAGCTTCATTGAATCATCCGGCGACAGGCCGAACTTGGGCGATACAAGATCGGCCACAATGGAGCCCAGATCGTCAAACCAGGCTCCGGGGATATTGCCACCCATGGGACCGGGCGAGCCACGATCCGACACGGATACCAGATCAATCGCTTCCAGCTTGCGGCAGATGGACTCGATTTCCGTATCGACATAAAGCACGTCCTCGAGGTCCGCCGGCTGGTTGGAAATCGCCACGCCAAGCTTGGCGAGCGCATTGTCGATCAGATCGCGCCGGGTACGGGTAGGCGATGAGGTCATGCTCTCTGCAATCCCGCTTTAATTATGTCATCATCGCGCATCGGATCAAGTTTCGACCATTCCGACAAAGCATAGACCCGGCAATCAAATGCCTTGCAGACCGCCGGATGATTCGGCCATATCCGGCAACCATTCTCTTCCAAATAGATGCATGACCCATCCGGTTTGCGCTGCAAGACAATGCCGAAATTCGGAATGAACTGAGTTGCATATCGACGGGGATCGTCCCCTAGCGATGGATGCAAGACAATAGCTCCTGTCTTGCAACAAGCCGTGCATCCATTACAGGGAACAATCGTCACGCCGCGGCCTTCCTCAATTCGAAGTGCCGCGCATCGAAGAACGGCCGCAGATACGAAACGATCTCGCCGTCGTCATGCACGCCGAGCTTCTCCCGCAGCGAGGCTTCCGCCTCCCAGCGCTGTGCGAGGGCCGTATGGTTCTCGGTGCGCGCAAACCATGCCATGGCAAAGCCCTTGTATTCGTCCGCCGTCTGCGGCGTGCGAGGCCGGCCGGCCTGCTTCTTGGGCGGCTCGGGTGCACCTTCCACGCGAAAGTAGGGGTTTTTCTTCAATATCTCAATAATCGGCACGTTCTTCTCGACGGCCTTTGAGCGGATATCGCCGGACGGCTCGTGCAGTTTCTTCTCGACTATCAACTGCAGCACCATTGCGTCGTTGGGAACCTCGACCGGCTCGCTGGCGCTGAATTTCAACCCACAGCATGTAGTGTGAATGGGATCGCCGTTTTCCTGCGGAACATAGGTAACGAGAGGCATGTAAACTCCTGTGGTTGATATTGGCGGCCGGCCAGGGAGGAGGATGGTGAGGGCTCTTGGCCGGCCGCCGTTTGCTGCGACAATCCAGGGGGACTAGAAAGCCGCAGGCAACACTTAGTTGTCGTCGTCCGGTACGTACTCGAACACGACAGTGACTGACCCGACGGTGGATGTACCCGCGGCACTAAACACCTTGCCGAAGATGTCCCATCCACCACTTACGCCGGTCGGGGTTGCGGCACTGGTCACGGCCATGCCAAGGCTGGCTGCCGTGGTCATGTTCTGATAACCGGCGGTCGTAAGCACGCAAGATGATGTGGTGCCGGTGATGCCGTTGAGCCAATCGCCTTGACCGGCAAACGTGCCGGCCGAGGTTGTAGCCAGACCAAGATAGTTGTTGGTCGTGCTGAGGTTCTGCCAGGCATTCGTGACATAGCACATCACGCGCGAGACAAACGCCTTGGCAGGCACGGCACCGATACGCACCGCCGGCTTGTTGAGTCCGGTGGCCAATCCATCTGCCGTGATGTCGTTGTAGTTGAACGTCCACCGATAGTGCGTCGTGGTCTGCCAGGGAACGCGGCGGAGCGCGACGGTCGGCGGAACGGTCAGGGCATACGCGAGCGTTGACAGTCCGACAACGGCCGCGGCTGCAAAGAGCAGGCTGCGAGGGAATCTCATGATTCTGTTCCTTTCCGTTATCTTATGTGTCGGACGGCGCATAGAAGAATCCCGTGAAAACGCCCCACTCTTTGTAAGCTCCGGCGGGATTGAGTTTCGCGATTTTCTTCAAGCCATACGCCATCTGCACGCCGACGCCCCGGTAGAACTGGTAGTCATCCTCTTTCAAGAATGTGGGCATTGGCATGCGGCCCCAGCACCAGGCCATTGCGCTCTGTCCGCAGAGGAACATCGGCGCGACCTGAATGCCGCCCGTGCCGGCCGACTGATACGTGACTGGCAGGCGCACGGTGAGCTCGGGAATCTCGCGGATGATCATGCCGTTGTAGAGCAGATCACCGTCTTGGAACAACGGATTCTTTTCCAATCCGTCGCCTTCACGAGGCCGGGCTGTAGTGTTGGCCGTGATGATGGTGGAGTCGGCCTGCAAGTCCCGGAAGTTCAGCGAGTTCGAAAAAACCACAAAGTACTCGCGTCCGTTCTTGAGCTTGTAGGGCCGAATGCGGGGATTGGCGAGCTTTGCCAACCGTTTCATCTTGTTGAGCGCCACTGCGCTCGCGCCCATGGCAGTCGTGATGTTGCCGAGGGCGGTGGCAAACGTGGCGGAGTAGTTGCCGACACTGCCGCCGAACAACACGCGGTCGACGTTATCGGCCGTCCACGTATTGCGCTGGGCCGCAGTTGCCGCATCCAGAAACGCGCCGTTCACACGCTGGCCGCTGGCAGAACCAAGGCCGGCCGGTGCGGTGGATGCAAGCGGGATCGTGTAGAGAGTATCGCAGATTTCGTCGCGTTGGAGTTCCTTGCCCCAATCCTCGAGCAAGGGCCGTGCCTCCCCGAACAGATCGATACTGGATTTCTGTTCTTCGGAAGCCGCGATCTTGACTGCGTTTCTTGCCCAGTCAATCCACGCCCGGTCACCGTAGTTGTCGATGTTCTCTTCGTTTCCGACGAGCGTTCCGGTTGCGGTTGGCTGGTTTTTCAGGCGGGCAATGAGCGGAATGTTGATCTGCTCGCCGCCTTTCTTGAGGTCGTTGATGACCCGGATGATGGCTGTCGCTTCCGAGCCGATATACGGGGAGAACAGGTTTTGCCTGATATATTCCCGCGTCATCTCCTTTCGGAAGACGATTAGTTTATTGTTGGCTTGGATGGTCGTTCCGGACACAGCCATGGCCAACTCCTTTCTTTTCAGGCGCTAGCGGGAGTCCACCCGGAAACAAAAGGCTGTTTACAGCCGTCTTGTCGTCTAGCTACCTATCGAGTAGCGAAATTGAACACCGATCTCTCGCTCGGATCGTACATGTCCGGATCGTCCACGTGATGGGTTGATCCGGTTTGTGAGTTGAGCGAGGGCGGCATTCGCGAGGGTCGATATTCCCTGGCTCCGCTTTGACGGGCTGACCCGCGGGCGCGCTCGACGGCGGCTGCGAGAAAGTCTGGATCGTTCAGACGTTCCTCGAGCTTCTTTTCGAGCCACGCATTGGGATCGCTGCCGACTTCCTTGATGGTCGATTGCTGGCTATGCCAGGTCATGAGCGCCCGCCCTGGATTGGGCGAGTTCCAGACCCTTGCGACCGTGGGGCTGTTTCCGAATTGCGCCCGCTCGTTCTGACCGAGCGTTTGCAACTCGCGATAGGCGGCCTGGAAGGTCTCGCCGTGCTGCTCCGCTGCGTCCTGCAGCGATGCTTCCACATGGCGAAACTGTGCCGCCTGATTGGCCTCATTGATCACATGCCGCCGGAAGCCGTCCGGATCGGCAAACATATCCGGCGGTTCGGCCGGCTTGGGAGGTTCGGCTGGTGCTTGCTGTGGACGTTGGCCAATGCCGGCCTTGAAGGCCTCGAACTCGGCCCTTAAGGCGTTGAGCTGCGTTTCCGCTGCCCTGGCGCGTTCCGTCTGTTCACGCACTCGACCAGACGGAACCATTCCCGGCCTTTGACGGTCCTCGGCCGGCGCAGCGGGTATCTCCGCTGGTGCGGCCGGTTCCTCATTGGCTTGGGCTTCGACTTCTTCCGTTTCGCCCGCTTCATCATCGGCTGGTTCCTCGTCGGTTTCCTCTACCTGGTCGCCTTCGAGGCCGTCGCCCATTTCTTCAAGCGAGCGATCGCCATCATTGTCCAAGGGATCGGTGCCGAGCGCATCACCGAGAATTTCCTGTTCGGTCTCGGCAATGGCTTGCGCCAACCCCAAATCCTCAGCAGTTACCGTCTGCGTTGCCACAGTTGTTCTCCTTATCCGTGTCGCTGGATTGCGTGCTTTGGCCTTGTCGCCGGCCCGGCGTGACCGCTATATCGTCAGCGGTTAACGAGCTTCTTGATTTCGTTCAGATGCCATTTCAGGATTGCGGAATGCGGATTGGTCCGCAGGGCTTCCTCAACGATCCGAATGGCGTCCTTGTTGGTTCTGTTGTCGCGGAACCGCATGTAGAAATATGCCGGCCCCATTCTGATTTCGAAATTGAACGGCCACGCACGGGCGGCGTTATCGAGATGCCGCGCGATGGTATGGAAGCCTATTTTGTCCCAGAACGGATGGCTGAATTCCTCTTCGGCGTAGAGGGAAAAACCGGCATATGACAGGGCTGCGCCCAGCAACATGACCCGCCACGATAGCGAACAGGAACGCCGTAGCAGCCAGGTGGAGCGGGAAGCCGAATACGGCGATAACCGCGAAGGTGACAAGGACAAGGCGTTCCCGCTCCTGCGCATGTCTTGCAAGAACGACAAGCATGCCCGCGAATAGGACCGATCCGATACCAAATTCAAAGGCGAACTCGAGGAAGTCATTGTGGGCATGGTCGGGGCGTATGAGATCGATGTTGAATGTCGCATAGGGCGGAAAGCTTTGCCAGAACGAGCCAACGCCATGACCGAAGATGGTCAGGCCGGACATGGTGTCTTGCCATATGTTCAGCCGCTCGAATATCCCTCCGGGGTCCTTGTGGGCAACCGCGGCGGCGGCAAGGCCAAGACATAGGATTGCTATCGTGCGCCATCGAGAGCGCGGCCACTGCCAGACAAGAATGGCCGCAAAGACCCCAAGAAGCGAAGCTCGTGAACCTGACAGGATGAGTGATGGCCAAACGGCAATAACGATCCACCACAGACCGGACATGGCGAGTCCCGCCATGACCATCGCGGCTGGTTCCCCATTGCTGCCAGGGTTAAAGAATAGCCCGAAGTGGGGGAGGGCTTGTCCATAGAATACCCTTTCATAGATCAGGAGGCCGGAATTGACGGCCATTCCAAGGCCGAAGCCGATGTAGACCTGCCTCAAGTTTTCAAGCCGCGATCCTACGCTGTAGATGACGGCCATAATGGCGATCTTCATCAACTCATCGGCTGCATCATAGAATACCGGCGACCAGAGCAGCGACAATGCGGCGTAGAGCAGGAAGGCCAGGCCAAATACGTCGGCCTGGGTAAGGCGCGGCGATCTCACATGGCTAGTTGTCAGGACCGCCGCGCCGACCGCCATGACCGCCCAGCGCGGTGTGATGGCAGCCCCGGACAACCATGGAACGTAGGCAACTGCAACAAGAAAGGCATAGATGGCACTCATTTCATTGGGCGCGTTCCGTATAACCCTTGAACGGCGCTTCCTGGCCGGGATCGTCGTCGTCCGCATCAACGTCATACGGCTCCATGGTCACATAATCCGGCCCGACCACAATGTTCCATATCCGGCCCTGACGATCGACCGCGATCTGCGTGCAGTCGAATACCGTATTGGGCTCAAAGTCTGGGCGGACCTTCATGGCCATGTTCCTCTTATGCTGCCGATTTCGCCTTTTGACGGCGCTCAATAGCTCTCTGTCTTGTCGCTTCATTGCGTTCCAGCCTCCGCGCCGCCAGTTCCTCTAGCTTGTCCTGATGCTCCTGGCGTTTGAAATCCATTTCCATCTGCAATTCCTGCCGGCGGTTGGCCAACTCCTGATTGTTCATGGCCATCTTCTGCTGATTGGCAATCGCATCCTGCTTGGCGTTGAACTCTTCCGCCTGGGCAGCCATGTTGGCCTTCTGAATCTCAGCCTGTGCCTTTGTTTTCTCCGCCTGCGCCTTGACCTGCTCGGATTGCACCTTCGGATCGGGCTGCTGGTTCTGGCTGGCCGCCTGCATGATCTGCTTAATGCGGGATTTCGTCGCCTCCTGCACCGGCATCAACTCGAACTTCACCAGCGGCGGAATAGTCGGATCGTCCTTGATCAGCATGTACGCATCCTGCATCATGGACGCCGTATCCGGCCCCTCGTCCATGATGATGTCGACATCGAGCGCCCCCACGTCATTGACGATGGATGGCCTGCCGAAATTTGGCGATTGCGGATTGCGATCTATTCCAACGCCGTTCAATTGAACGAAGCTTTGCACGTTTTGGTCGTCGGTAATGCGCAGCCAGCGCTCGCTCGTCCAGAATTGCTGTACCGTATTCCAAATGAACCTGTAGCATCGCATTTTCCAGCTTCGGTGATAAAGCAGGAATTTGGAAAGCTCGGCAAGGCCGGCGCGCTGCATGAGATCGATAGCAACTCCTGAATGCTCAGAGGGGTCTCCTGCGGCCAAAAGCGCAGGATTGACATTTGCAAAGGAGTCAATTTCATTCTTGGCCTCGTTGAGAAAGTCCAATTGGTTCTTCAGGTCCACGCCGGCCAGATCGTCGGGCTTGATCTTGTCGGAATAGTTCGGGTTTACCTCGATAATGCCGTCCGGCCGTGCCCATTCCCGCCGCATGGTCTCTACATCATCCACCGCCCCTTTTTCCATGATGATGCGCCGGGTATTTGCCAGGTGCAGCCCCTTCGATCGTCGCTGGTTAATCTCGTCCTGTGGACCCTTGAGATTTCGGACAAATCCATAACGGTCGCCGTCATGATCAACTGCGGCAGACCATGCAATGAAACGGGAGACCGAGCGTTTGTGCTCGTCGAGGAACGGGGAGACGCCCTGCGCAAGTACAAGATTTGCGACGTAAAAGCACCAATACCAATTGTTTTTGTGACGATACCAATGTTCCACCATTCGGATGCGTCGTTCATTGGTATAAACCCATTTGTATTCCTGATCGCTGTGCGTGGTCAGGTCGAATCCGCTGTCCATGCTGTCGCGGATATCTTGCTCCTTGTCAGGGAAGAGCTCGATGGCCGCTTCGATGTCGAGCCATTTTGCAATTCCATGGTATCGAGCATCAGAAAAGTCCGGGCGTCTGCTGCGAGGATCATAGAACCAATCTTCTCCAAAGAAGTAGTCGGCGGCAATATCAGGATCGCCATGATCTCCTTCTGAGAGTTTGAATTCAATTCCTCCGATACCTTCAATAGCGCATCGTTCAGTTGAATTGTGCTCAAGGGTTTTCCAATCTATCGAATCGAGTACAAATCGGATCGACTGCGTAGCGACATCAGCGCCAGCAGCATTGCGTGGGTTACGTGGGAATGCTTTTGGGTCAGCCCGTAGCTTCTCAACAAGACCAACAATTCCATCGATCTTTCGATTGATTCGATTGTAAGTAACGACAGGTTGCCGGCGCTTTTTGAGCATCCGGATTTCTTCCGCCGTCCAGTGCGCGCCATGGTAGTAATGCCTTCCGACACGGTGTTCCTCGATCTCGAGGATTTTGGCCTTGATGTAGTCGATGTATTGCTGCTTGAGCCGGCTGACCGGCAGAAAGCCGCTTTCGTCCTGGCCCCAATCGCCCTCGCTGGGCGCATTGGTCATCTGCTTCCCGACGGTGGAGTCGCCGGAAACGTAGCGCTCCAACGCGCC